GTTATATGCTTAACGACTATACGCTGACATGGCGGGGCGCATACCTTGCTTAGCCCTTAGCCCATACTTTTGGCTGATGTAGTAGTCAACCGTATCGGTGAAGTGCGGCGCATGTTCTTGCGAGAACAATCTGTCGCGCTCCTTCCCCTTGTCTTTCTTATACTCTTCTGTGACTTTGGTCACCTGCATGGCTATCATCATGTCCTTGCAGGTGATTTCATTGATCCGAAGGATAGGGTGATGCGGGTTGGTTTCCCCTAACACCTCATTCATCTCGGTGTTCCTTTCTTTATGCTGCTTCTCTTGTATCCTTCCGACACGTATCTCGACGCGCCAGCCCTTCGCTTCGAAATGGCGCTTGATCTGCGAGTATAGTGTTTCTGTCGTGTCGGCCTTGGGATCGTGGCCACGTGGCTCCCCCCATATGCGTACCAACTTGGCCTCGTGGTTACGGTAGTGCGAGATGATCTTATCACACAGTTCCGCAATCTTCCCTTCGTCTGCCTTGACGAAGAATTGGTGCAGACAGAACTCGTACTGCCTCCCGGCTGCCTTGCGCCCTTGCCAAGCGCTGGAGCAGTTGAACCAACCCGAAAAATCGAACGATAGGTCGAGCAACTCTTTCGGGTTGTAGTTAGGGTCGGCCACGCCGTTGGTGATGATCCCGCGATCCCCTTCGCCGTATAGGTACTGCACGGTGTAGCCGTGTATATCAGGATTGAACCGATGATAGAACGGGCGCTCTGCCCGCTTAATCCGCTTGTTGAGTACTTCTACGAGGTACTCAAGATAGGGCAATTCCGCCTCCAAGCCCTTGAGGTAGTCTTCGCCAAGCACCTCGACATTGTCCCACGCGCTCGCTTCGATGAAGGCATACATGGCAGGGTTGGCCTTCGCCTTCTCCTCGAAGTCGAGTATCCAATACCCGGATGGCTTCCAGGGTATTGAGGTGTACAGGTTCACGTTGCGATATAGATCGCTTGTGAACTTATGCCGGAAGCCGCGAACCGAAGGCAGCAACACTTTCGTGTAATGCTCCTTGTGTACCAGGGCCGCCTCGTCCACATCTCCGGCGCAATAGGAGCCGCCTCGGGCCAAGTCGGGACGGTCGAGGCTGAGGCACTCGATTGCCGAGCCTTGCCATAGGCTCAGGATGTTTTCGTATTTTCGAGACGGCTGATAGGGTAGGGCGAAGTGTGCAGGCGGCTTTTTCCCTACGACGTAGTGCTTCCCTTCCTTCAGCCCGAACTCATTAAGTTTGCCCTCGATGGCGGGAAGCGTTTTAGTAAGGATTTGGTTGTACGTTGTTGAAGACAAGAAAATTTTGCCCCTGGGCAGTTCCCTGATGCGCATATACATCTGCCCGGCGATTACCGTCGATTTCCCCGCTGCGCGACCAGCAAGAAAAGTCTTGTACTGCTGCCGGGCTTGGAGGAATGCTAACTGCTTAGGATTCCAGTAGATCTTCCTCGACGATTTCTGCATCTTCGTATTGGGTTAGGGCTTTGGGGTCGGTTGTCCATTCCAGTGCGGGCAGTTCCATCTCGAAGGCGAAGGTGTCCTTCTCTTCGAGTTTCTGCGAGATTGCCGCCGCATCTGCGATGCACTTCCGGGCGGTTTCTATGTCTTCATCCGTCTCAGCCTTTTCAGCGAGTTTTAGCAGCCACTCCTTGAAAAAGTTCAGTTCGAAGGTCTTATCCACCTTCAGGATGTCCCCGAATAGAAATACGGCGTCATCCATATATCGCCGTACTGTCCTTTCAGACACTGCAATCGTTTCACTTATCAGCCTAATCCTGCCCAGTTGCGTTTTCTGCTCGACCATAATTGTCCAGACGCTCCGCATATCGTTAAGGTATTCGTCTTCCTCGTAAGAAAGCAAATGCCGTTTGGGTTCTACAAGGTGCATGTAGAGCCGCTCGATCCGGGTGCCGGACTGGAAATCAGTCTCGCTGAAGACTGTTATTTTCGATAGCCCTTTCCGCATGTGATCTGTATAGGATTAGGTCAGCGAGGCGAGCCTCGGCGGCCTTGATTTTTTCAGTTTTTTCGGGGCTGTCCGGCGCGATGGCCAAGTCGCGCAGCCGCTTTTTCTCCGCGCTTATTGAGGCCCGTATGCTGTTCAGTTTTTTCAGGAGTGCGACCGGATCGGTCGGCAGCGGGTATTTCTCGTCGCTTATTTCCGCCTCATGCTCGCCGGTCGCCTCGAAGTGCTCCATCTTGCGCTTCAGGGCAAGAAACTCCTGCCACATCGCCTGTATCTTGCTATTCACAACGAGCCTTTCGGCGTCGGTTTTGCAGTCATGGTAGCGGTTGCGCTCCTTGCGCATCGCTACATACAGAGATGCTTTTTCCTTGTTCAGCCACCGATACCGCTCATCGGTATGCTCGACTTCGCGTGCATCAAGCGGGGCGTCTCCGTTGTGAGCCGTTTTTTCGGCGGTTTTCAGCAGCCGGATGGCTTGCCTGAGCAGTAGGCGACCGGTGGGCGTGTTTCCCTCCGACATCGTTGCCAGTCCCGCGTAATCAGGCAGCGCGGTCTTGATGTGCGCGAGGTGTTTTTCGTACTCTACGTTGGTCATTCGGTAGGGGCTGGCTTTTCTTGCATTCCCGACTTGTCGGTAGAGAGTGCGGTAAGTTCATAGTCGCGGATGCCGTACTTAATCGACTTATCCCATCCCCGCGAATCTGCCACCGGCTTGAGCATCCGCATGAATGCCCTCCGAGGGATGGGCGTATTGATGATTAGCCACATCAGGAATGCGTTGCGTATTTCCGTGCCGCTGGACAGTTTGCCTGCCGTCTCGATGTTCGCGATGGTCGGGTGCATGCCTTGGCTGCTTATGTTCGCGGTATTCGATTTCTCGAACAACTCCAAGAGCGCCCCATCCTTCATGTCGTAGTTCAATGGGGTTATCTTGATGCCAGGATATTCTTTCCCCATGGCCTTATCAATCTCGTATTTCGAGATGACGGTGCGCCCAGAGTTATTCAGCCCCGCCAGCACATCGTTGATGTCATCTATGAAGTTCTGCTCCTGCTTTTTTGCCTCAGCCAGTACTGCAGACTTCTCCTCCTCGGTAAGTGCGGCGTTCATTTTCTCGTAGTCGAGAAAATAATCATGGGGTATCTGTATGTGCCAGCGGATGTTGTACCCATTCATCAAGTTGGCCTTGTGGAATGCCGGAATCTCGTTAGCAAGTTCAATCCACTCCCAACTGCCCCACCAACTCGGAATGGGGTAGTATCCGTCGTTGAACAACATGTCCCCAAGCGGCATGACAAAACGCGCTTGCTGCGCCGTTTCGCCCTGATACACATCAATTCCCTCGATTTTGTATTTTTTCGCTGTACTCTTTTCTGCCCAGCCGTTCGACCAGTACCACCGCTTCACCTTGCCCTTGTCGTCGGCCTTGGCAGCCCGCATGTACTTAGGCTCTTTGATTTCGATGCTCAGCACCTCTCCCGCAAGGTTGCGGACATACTCCGGCAGGATGATGCTGTGTTTCACCCAACTGGCGGCAGCGTCTTCCAGCACCTGCTCGAACCCGCTTTCTTCCATCCAATCGGCCACCGCTTGCGGCATTTCGACCTCTTCCACTACCTTTTTCAGTTTGCCTTTCGCGTCAGTTTCGTAGCGTTCGCGATAGGCCATAATGCCGGAGCCGACTAATATGTTGCGCTTAGTCTGCATCAAGGCCGGCACGATATTGTTCTCGGTGATGAGCAGTTCGCGCACTTGCGGCAGGTCGTTTTTTGCGCCCCAAGCCTTGATTGCCACCCGTTCTTTTGCGTCGGTTGGCAATATGGGCATCAGTTTGCCCTTGTCGAAACCCTCCGCGAGTTCGGAGGAGAAGGTGATTACCGCCGCGCCCTGCTCGACATAGTACGAATCCCCTACAATATGCTTCATGATACGATTTTCGCCCCGTTAAGGGTCAATAAGTTGAAGATGAAAGGTGTCTGCATCCGGCGTGTGCCGAATTCAGTAAGCGGGATCGTCCCGCTCTCTAAGTGAGATGTCCGTTGTTTGCGGGCATCTGTCTCCTTGTTCTTTTGCTTGCCCGGTGCCGCCGTTGGGTCTTTCGGGTTCGGAGCGCCGTAGTATGCTACGATCTCCTTGATTTTCCCCGCGTCTTTCCCTTGCGACCGCACGAAGGCTATTCTTTGCGGGATTTCCCCGCTGCTCACGATTTTCGCGAGTGCTTCGTCGAGTGTGATTGTCATGCCCCAAAGGTCACCCCCCTTAATTAAGGGGGGTAGGACGCACCTACACCCCCGCTTCGTTTTGTATCTCTCTTATCGTTTCGCCCGCCTTCTTGACATCGAAGTAGTTGACCGACGCCCGCACTTCCCGCGGGAAGCCCGCGACAATCCGCTCGAACCGATCAACCGCCGCGACAAACATCTCGATGCTCGGGATCACCGGCGCAGATTGTTGCTTGCCGCCGTTGGGGGTGGTGTTCAGCCTCGGTATGCCGCCCTGCGCGAAGTACGAGCCGCCGGGGCGATCATACGGCACGCCATTGCTGCCGTAGGAATTCACTGCGCTCAACAAGCGCAGCATCGGCGCATTGCGCTTGTTGACGATCGCGAAGGCTTCATCCTTCTCCACCTCGATCTGTGTGCCGTCCGAAAAATACCCTTGCGTGCCACCCGCCGAGTGGCTATTGCCGCCGAAAAATCCGACCGTACCGCCGCGCGCAAATTTCTGCGACCTGATCCGCTGGATGCTCGCTACACTACGCCCTACGGCAAAAGCCGTCAGCACACCACCGACGATTGGCGCCAGTGGCCCGAACTCCGCTACCGACGCCCATATCTTTTGCACTTCCAGCACCCCGTTCGTGATTACCTGGGCGATTTGGAAGGCGCGAATGGCCGCCGCGTTTTTCTTGCGGGCTTGCTCATCCTTGCTCAGTAGATCGATTGCGACGTCGAGGGCGTCGGATGACATGCTAAGCCCCTCTTTGAGCGTGAATTTCTTGTATTCATGTGTGCGGCGCTCCAAATCCTCGACCGCCTGCGCGTGGTTTTCCTGCGCCTTCAGTTTCGCGTCGAGCGCCTTTTGGTATTCTTGCGTTTCCGTGAGTCCGTTGTCGCGCAGCATCCGCAGGCGGTCGACAGCCTTGGCCACTTG